ACCAATACGTTCTCATTTTGACAAACCATTAATTATATCTAGCGGATTTCGTTGTGCTCAGTTGTGTAATGAAATAGGTAGTTCAGTTAATAGTCATCATGTAGCTGATGATAAATGTGCTGCAGCAGATTTTGAAGTACCTGGTGTAGATAATAGAGAGCTAGCTCTTTGGATCAAATCAGAGTTAGAATATGACCAGCTAATATTAGAATTTTACCGTGATAACGAACCGACAAGCGGATGGGTACATTGTTGCTATTCTACAGATCACAATAGACATCAATCTTTAAGAGCATATAGAGAAGATGGTAAGGTTAAATATAAACCTTGGTTAGAATAATATGGCAATAACTAGAGGACAAATAAAAAAACAACTAGAACCTGGTTTAGGTAGAGGCTGGGGAAGAGCAGAAAAAAGCAAATTTAGAAAAGTGTTGGAGAAAACACATGGTAAAATCTACAAATCCAGTCGCAAAAAGTCTAAGGTCTAGAACATTCAAGCCCAAAGTGATACAATCGAAGAAGTTGTACAACCGTAAAAAGAAGAGAAATAACACTCTTAATGCGGCCGCTAAAAGTTATGAATGATAGAGAAAAAGTAAATAAAAGCAAAGTCATCCAGTATGTTCAAAAAAAATTTGAAGATGCTCAACAGATGACTATGTTTAAATTTCTAAGACAAGAAGTAGATATCAACGGCACGGGTACACATAAATACAGATTAAAAGAAGGTAGAAACAAAGGTAAGGTATTATGACAAAATTATGTCCAAGAGGAAAAGCAGCAGCTAAGAGAAAATTCAAAGTATATCCCAGTGCATATGCAAATGCCTACGCATCTAAAATTTGTGCAGGTAAAATTAAAGATCCTTCTGGCAAAAAAAGAAAAGACTTCAGAGGACCTAAACCAGCTATGACGGGTGGTATAATGAAATATGCTAAAGGAGATCAAGTTAAGGTAAACAAAGTTATCAAAGGTTTAAAGAAAGCTTCTAAATTACATAAGGGACAAGCTAAAACCTTAAGTAAAATAAAATTATCAAGAGGCGGTGGAGTAGCTGTTAGAGGTACAAATTTTAAAGGTGTTTTTTAATGTCTAAACGAGGAACGTGCTGGGTTGGTTACGAACAGAAAGGCATGAAGAAAAAAGGAAATAAAATGGTTCCAAATTGTGTGCCTGCAGGAATGAAAAGTGGTGGACTCAAAGAATGGTTTAGACAAGATTGGGTAGACATTGGATCTAAGAAAAAAGGTGGAGGATACAAAAAATGTGGAAGAAAATCAGCAAGTGGATCAAAACGAAAGTATCCAAAGTGCGTGCCTGCTGCAAAAGCAGCAAGTATGACAGACTCCCAGAAACGGAGTGCCGTTGCAAGAAAAAGAAGTAAAGCACAAGGTGTTGGTGGTAAACCAACAAATGTGAGAACTATTTTAAAAAGAGACATCGGTGGAGATGTTAATATGTATCCAAAAGGTAAGTTCTCCTTAAATTTTTTTGAAACAAAAGGAACTAAAGCTGAAAAGGGTGATAATTTAATTACCACAATAAGAGATTCTAAGGCTAAGTTTAATCCTGAATTAAGTTATGATAAGATATATAAAAAATCAGAAGTAGGTATTGGTATTAACAAAGATAGAATTAGGGTAGGATTTAAAAAGAGATTTTAATTATGGCAACATCAGGATCAACATCATTTAATTTAAACATCGATGAAATCATTGATGAAGGTTACGAAAGATGTGGCTTAAGGCCAATGGCTGGTTATGATTTAAAAACAGCTAGAAGATCTTTAAATTTATTATTTGCCGACTGGGGAAACAGAGGTGTTCACCTTTGGAAAGTTGAATTAAACGAACAAGCATTAACTGCGGGCACAGCCACTTACACAGTTGCCTCAAATGTAAACGATGTTTTAGAAGCTTATATTTCTACTACAGCTGCTGCTGGTGATAATGCTAACACACAGGATGTTGCGCTTACGAAAATAGACAGATCTGCTTATTCTGCTTTACCAAATAAATTAGCTACAGGTCAACCATCGCAGTATTATGTGGACAGACAAACAACACCTAAAATAAGTTTATACGTAGCACCTGATGCCTCAACTTACAAAACTTTAAAATTTTATACTATAAACAGAATAGAAGATGCTACAGTTTATAATAATCAACAAGCAGATGTAGCTTATAGATTTTTACCATGTATGTGTGCAGGTCTTGCTTATTATTTATCCATGAAAAAAGCACCTGAAAGAATTGAAGCTATGAAATTAATTTACGAAGACGAACTTAAAAGGGCTTTGGATGAAGATGGACAGAGAACATCATTATATGTTTCTCCACAATCGTACTATCCAAATTTATCATAATGGCTAAATACGCAAACGGAAATAGATCACAAGCAATATCTGATAGAAGTGGTCAAGCATTTCCATATCAAGAAATGGTTACAGAATGGAATGGGTCTTTCGTCCACATATCTGAATTTGAAGAAAAACATCCTCAAATAAGAAGAAAGAGAACCGTTGCCGATGCTATTGCTTTGCAAAAAGTTAGACCTCAAAGATTTCAACAACCTACTCAACCTTTTACGAGTGATGTTACAATTGCTAGTTCTGGAGGTACGATGGTAGGAGTAGCTAACCTAACATTACCAGGTCAATTTGGTTTTATAAATCAAGGTACTAGTGAAATGAAACCAGCAGACCCATCTTTACAAAATAGAAGAAGACAAGCAATTACAGAAGTTGGAAATGTAATCATAGGGATATCATAATGGCAATCACTTATACAAATTTTTTAACACAAGTAAGAAACTACACTGAAGTAGATAGTAATGTTTTGACTGATTCTTTGTTGGATCAATTTGTGAGAAATACAGAATTAGACATAGCTGGTCAGGTAGATTATGACGATTTAAGAAAATATTCTACTTCTAATTTTACTATAGGTAATCGTTATGTATCTTTGCCTTCAGACGCTTTAATTTTAAGATCTGTGCAAGTTATTGATGGTTCAAATAACAGAACATTTTTAGAAAAAAGAGATACCAGCTTTATATCAGAATTTGCACCTAATGATTCAACTACAGGAACTCCAAAATATTATGCTAGTTGGGAGGATAATGTTCAAACTGGAGCAGTTATTCTTGTAGCTCCTACTCCTGCTGCAGCCAACACTGTGCAAATCAATTATATCAAAGATCCACCTCATTTTGATAGTTCTACAAACACGTTTTTATCTACATACCAAGAGGCCTTACTTTTGTATGGCGTTTTACGAGAATGTTTTGGATTTTTAAAAGGACCTGAAGATCTATACAAACTGTATTCTGATAGGTATAATCAAAGTATACAAGCTTTTGGTCTACAACAAATGGGTAGACGAAGAAGAGGAGAATACGACAGTGGAGTTCCTCGAATAAAAATACCTTCACCGTCACCATAAAATTAATTAAGGAGAAAACATGGCAATAACAACTAACGCAATTTGTAATTCTTTTAAAAAAGAATTATTAGAAGCAACTCATAATTTTAGTAACCCAGGTGGTAATTCATTTAAACTATCAATGTACACTAACTCGGCTACTTTAGGAAAATCGACAACATCTTTTACAACTGGCAACGAAGTAACATCACCATCTGGTGGATATTCTTCTGGTGGTAAAGCATTAGTAAATGTAGGAACATCTATAGCTACAAACACAGCTATTACCGACTTTGCTGATTTATCATTTGTTGGTGTCACAATCACAGCAAGAGGTGCTTTGATTTATAATGACACTAATGCCGATAAAGCCGTAGCGGTACTAGATTTTGGCGGTGATAAAACTGCATCTGCAGGAACGTTCACTATTCAGTTTCCAGCATTTACAACGAGTGCAGCAATATTGAGAATCGCATAATTTAAAAGGAGGTGCCTGCTATGGCAAACATTACTAATTTGTTTTTCATAGCGGGTCATCCGTTTGGAGTTCTTCATGGCTAAAACATGGGGAGCACAAACATGGGGCGCAGGTACGTGGAATGATCAAGATTCAAACGCTGTAGCAGTCACAGGACTTTCATTAACATCATCACAAGGAAGCGCTCAAGGTGTTTCTATAAATGGTTGGGGTAGAGCAGAATGGGGATCAGCTGCATGGGGCATAACTGGATCTGTTATCCCAGGTAGTCAATCTTTATCAACAGGATTAGGAACTGTATCAGTAGAAGCTTTAGTAGAAGTTGGTTGGGGCCGAGGTGGTTGGGGCAACAGAGCTTGGGGAGAAACTTATTCTGTTTTACCAGCAGGGCAACAAGCAACACTATCACAGGGAACTGCAGTCGCTAAAACAGATTTTACCGCAGTAGTTTCTGGTTTAGATTTATTGACTATTACTCAAGGTTTAAATTCAATACAAATTGATGGTAGCGTAACTGTATTTGTTGGTGAAGATGCTATACAAAGTTCTATTGGAAGTTTATCTTCTGTAACTGGAACTGCAGTAGTTTCACCTAATGGCCAAGCTTTATCAGGATCTATCGGTCAAGTAATACCTGAAAATAAAACACCTGTAGATGTAACAGGAATATCAGCTTCTTTAACATTAGGTTCAATTACATTAATACAAACAACTAATGAATCCGTAACAGGTCAAGGAGCTACTTTATCAGTAGGCTCAATTACTCCTGTATCAGTTTACCCAGTTACCACTGCTGGATTGTTAAATGGATCCGTTGGTCAGGTTGTAGCTTCTGGTACAGCAAATATAAGCGTATCAGGTATAGGGTTGACTGGCAGTATAGGTTCAGTTAATATTACGGCATGGACTGAGATCAATCCAGGTGTAAATAATGTTTGGACTGAGGTTGATAGAGCAGCCTAATTTTGATAATATAGGAGTTATATGACATCAAGTTATTCAGCAGATTTAAAACTAGAACTTATGGTAACTGGCGAAAACGCTGGTACATGGGGTGATAATACAAATAATAATTTAAACTTGATTCAACAAGCTATTGCAGGATTTGAACAAGTTACACTATCAAGTGGTGGAACTCTAGCTTTAGTAATGACCGACAAAACTATTTCTAATGCAAGAAATATGGTTATTAAATTTGCTACTGCATCTATCGCTGCTAGTACAGTTTGTACAATACCTGATAGCATTGAAAAATTTTACATCTTTGATGCAACTGGATTAACTAACCCTGCAAATTTAACTATTAAAACAGCATCAGGCACTGGATTTACTTTAGACGCTGCAAAAATTTATGCAGCTTATTCAGATGGAACTAATTTAAAAGAAATTTCTTTAGATACATTAGGTGGAACTGTAGCTGCAGCACAAATTGCAGACAACGCTGTAACTACGGCTAAAATTTTACAATCAAATGTTACAACAAACAAAATAGCTGACAATGCTGTACGTGCAGCAAACATTTCATCAAACGCTGTTACTACGGCTAAAATTTTACAATCAAATGTTACACTTACAAAAATGGCTGCTAACTCTGTTGGTCCAAGCCAATTACAATCAACTGCTGTAACAGCGGGTGCATACACTACAGCTAACATAACTGTTGATGAAGACGGAAGATTGACGGCAGCATCAAGTGGTGCTGGAGGAGATGGTGGCTACGTATTTGCTGATGGTTCTGGAAATACTGGAACTCAAAACGTTGAGTTTACTTATACTGCTCATCCAACTGCTACAAAAGTTATTGCATACGCAATTGGCGCTGGTGGTGGAGGAGCTCAAACACCTCAATCTCAGGGATTTAGATACGGAGCAATGGGTAGTAATGGTGGTTTTGGCATTTATAGAGCAAATATTTCTGCGCCCTACACGCAACCTTTTCTTGCTGGTACAGGTGGACCTGGAAATTCAGGAACTGGTAATGCAACAGCTGGAGGAGACTCTTATTTTGGACCATCACCGTCACCTTTGTTATTAGCAACTGGTGGAGCAGGAGGTCCTGGAACTGGAATAGGAACCGCACCTCCAGGACAAGTTGGTGGTATGCCGACAGGGACTACTAATTTAACTATAACAAGTGGCCCAGGCACTGGCACAACAGCTGTAGGTAAATACAGAAGAAGAATAGATTTATTCCTTGGTCAGAATCCGCAAGATAATGGCGGTACAGAGCCAGTTGCAAATTATGGAGCTGGTGGAGATGGTGGAGATCAAATTACAGCTACAGGTGGACACACAGGTGGGCATGGTGCTGTTAGAATTTACGAATTAATTCCGTAGGAGATAATTATGGCAATAGCAATTACAAATTTAAGAGGAGAATGTATTTTAATAGCTAGAAATACTGATGATATGAATTTGGCTATGCCTCATAATGGATTATATGATAGTGCTGCTGGACAAAAACATGATATATCTGAATCTGAATTTACACAGGTACAACAAGCAGAGAAACATTTAAAATTTGATGGAACATCCCTTGTTTATGAGGATGTTAATATGTCTTTTAAAGATGAACAAGACTTAATTACTTATATTAACATTCACAAAACGGATTTAGAAAAAAAAGTTATATATCTAAATGAAGGTACTTTAAAAACAGATGCAGAGAATTACATTGGGATTTTAGACACTTTTGATACATCTTCTGTATCATTTCCAATGACAACATCATTAGAAAAACATATGTCAGATCTAGGACATACTGTAGTTTCATCTTTACAACTTTAATATTATATAGTAAAAATTTTCATGATTTGGTCTAAACAAATTATGAGATTCCCTGAGGCTATTAAAATAGAAACAGTATCTATTCTAATTAGGTACATGAAAAAAATTCAATTTCGAAATGCAGGTGTGGGTCCAGGGACAAAAGAAAATATAAATCAAAAAATTAGAAATGTGACAAGGTTCTGTCTCGCTCCTTTAGAGGGCGATTTTACTCAATCCCATTGGGCAAATTTTATAAACTATACTATTAAGAATTACATGAACCAATATATAATAGAAAAAAATCTACAGGATTATGTTGGTCAAGTTAAGTCTTGTAATCAAATAGAATTTTTGAAATATGAAATAGGTAATTTTTATAAACCCCATGTTGATGGTGGAGAAGGATTTAATAGAACATTTAGCGCTATTTTATTTTTAAATAATGATTATGAAGGAGGAGAATTATGTTTTAAAAATATCCAAGCAGATAAAGAAGAAAAAGATACTATCATAAAAGGTGCTCCAGGAGATTTAATTATTTGGCCAAGTAATTTTCTTTTTCCTCATGGAGTTAAGCCAGTGAAAAAAGGTAAAAGATACACGGTGGTAGCATGGGCGTAATAAGGAAAGATTTTAAGTATAAAGTTGTAAAAAATTTTATAACTTTTGATGAACAAAAATTATTAGAAAATTATTTAAAAATCAAACATAGAACAAATAATGATAATTTTGCTGATGCAATTTGTCAGACTCGTGATAGTTCATGGTACGGAGACCCTATAACAGAATCTTT